TTCACACCCTGTGGCTAATGACACTTGTATTTCAAATGGTGATATTGTATAAGTCTCACATGGGAATACATCTACTGTCAAACCTACTAATCTTTGGCTATTTATATAATCTCGTACTTTATTTAAAACAGTAATATCTGCTTCTCTTGAGTAAAGTGTATATACCCCTGATGCTAAGCCTTCGTCTAACTCATGTTGCGTAATTGATGAACCAATCAATGGAAACACACCTAATTGTCCTACTCCACTTACAATAATAAAGGATGGTAATATTATTGCAAAAGTTACCTGAGTATCTGCTTGTAATGCAAACTGGAAATAATCAGTTGTTCTTGCACCAGCTTGAGGTACTCTAATTGATTGTAAAATTCTAGTTATACAGCTTTGGTCTGATTCTTCTAATTGCCCACTGGCTACATTCTGTATTACTGCTGTTTGGGCAGTAGTTGTTGATGTTAAATTTAATTGCGCACCTGTTGGAAGTACTACACCTGTACCAGAAGTTAATGTATATAATGCAACTAAAGTTGAACCATTAGGGATTGTAACAGTAGACAATGTCTGAAATTGGGTACTTGCATTAGCAAAGATAGTTCCTTGTTCTATAGTAGTTGGAGTAGTGCTATCGATAAAACAATAAGCAATGCCATAGGTAGCTCCAATACGTGCTACTAATCCACGGGAGTATAACCATTGGTCTACCTGATCACCAACTGCATATTGAGGATATATAGAATTTTGTACTGTTTGCAGATTCATATATAAATCTAATAATATTGCTGCCATTGCACCTGCGTCAATATCCCAAAATGAATTAGGAGCAAACGCATTAATTGATGAATTTTCTGGTTGCAAATAATTTTGATATTGACTTTTTAAGTTTGCTATTGTAATTGAGTTATTATTCATTGTGCATTATCCCACGTCAAACTTACATTTTGTCCGTTAGTATCAACGGATCTAATTTTAATTGTTATATAATCTTGAGTAACTGGTATTATAGCTATTGCCAAATCAGTTATAATATTTGCAGTAATAAGAATTTGATATGCAGATACAATAATATTTTTTATTGTATTTTGTTGAATTCCACCAGGAGGAATGCTAAATAGATAAGTAATTAATAGACTATTAATGCTGTAGTCATAAATACAATTATAAGCAGTTAAAGACACTGCCAGTTGAGTTTGTATATCAGGAGCAAAGACTAAATCTCCGCTAGAGTTTAATGCTAATTCACCATTAGCAATTAAAGGCGACCTTGTTATCATTATTACCTATTCCACCCGCAATCATTGCGTATTAAATATTTTGCTTTATTTTAACATATTTTCAACTAATATGCAATTTTAATTAGTCCAATATCCTGTACAACTTCCGAGAGGTACAATATTTAAAGATATATAGCTTCCATCTAACGAATAGCTTCGATTATATGTGGCTATAATTCCACTTGCCATATCACAATTTAAAATATCTACACATGTACCCAATAAATCTTGGATGTCTACATTTTCTAAATATTTATCATCTATAGATATTAAGCATTCTAATCCAGCATATCCAGTTAATGCTTGCCCCATTGTTTTACCTAGCATCAATTGTTGGTATGAAGTTATGTAATCTTGTTTAGCCCCAGATTGAGCTGAACTTAGCATATATTGATCAGGAATCGTTTGAACCCCAGATAATATAGTCCTAATTGTAGGGTCTTGTACTATGTTAGTATTAATTGGCGTATGATTAATTTGCCCACTAAACCATCCAGTATCTTGTAATTGTTTAACTCGTAAAAAGAATTTAGGGTTAGGTTTATAACTAATAAAATTACTTTGTGTATCAGCTGATACACTTAAGTTAGGTGTTAATATAGAATAACTGTTTACCACAGCAGGGGTTACTGCGGCATTATCTAAATATGTAAATTCCAATACATTAGGATATATTCCGTTTTCTATATCAAATCTGTCACCAATATTAATATTAAAAGGAGCTTTTATTTTAGCATCTAATTGCCTTATGTTTATTTCGCCATTTTCTTTTTGAAATAATACAGTATTGGTAAAATCTATACTAGTTCGTAAAACTGAATCCCTAGTTTGTCCAGATGTAGCCATTAAAAATACGTTTTCAGGTAAGTTAGATGCTCTAATTGCTCGTTTAAAAAAAGTTTGATAATCAGTATTGGTAATCATATAATCTAATAGGGTTTGCGTAGATATTTGTTGCGCTACTTCTCCTACTAAAATACTAGTTGTATCAATTCCCAATAATACATCTATTTGGGACTTCTGAATTGAATCAAACAGCATTGGTAATAAAGTTAATTGATATAAAGATGGCACTATTGTTGCCATTAAATATATGCCACCAATACTATTATTTCCTACCAAAGTTTGTTGATATTGACAAGATAACATTACACCCTGAAATATAAATCTGCCGTTATCCGTTATTTCTATATATTGACCTGACTTAATAGTATTTCCACCTGCAAGAGTTGTATTTAATGATAATACTATGCTACTAGTTATATTTGACGATTGAATAGAATAATTTAATGACATATTAACGAATTGATACAAACTACTTACATCAGGATTAATATCTGTTGCATCAAATTTGGGTAAATCATTTAACACATTATCGGAAGTAAAATAATATTGAATATCTCTAGTGTTTAACCTTGGATAAATCTTAATACTTATATTGCGCATAAATTTATCCTTTAAAATTCTGGGTATATCGTTGGGTAATTTTTGGTAATTTACGCAATCCTGCTTTTATTTGTGTTAAAGCTGTAGGACCTACATTATAAGCTTGTAGTGCCTCTTTCCAATTACCAAACCTATTATATAACATTTTTAAATACTGTGCAGCAATTGTAATATTTTGTTCATAATATTTAGCATTGGTAGCTTCTTCATACGGCAATTTACTGTATGTCTTCCATACTGTTCTGCTTATCTGAGCTATCCCAGCTGAATAATTACTTTTATCCATTCCCACATATGGATTGCCACGGCTCTCATTAAATATCACTCTTTCTAAGGCATTTCTACTTATTCCTACCATAGCCGCAATACGAGATATGGAATTTTCTATATATTGCGGTATTACTTTCCCGCAGAATGCGATGCAGTATGCGCATTCGGTGGCATAGTCATAACTGCACCACCTTCATTACGTTGAGTGTTATGTGAAGTATTAATATTTCCTGTTATATTAATATTTTGAGCTGTGACATTCATAGTATTAACATTTGTCAATCCATTTTGAATTGTATTTACAATATCTTGTCCCATAGATTGCGCAGGAGATAATGAATTTTTTTCGTTAACGGTATTTGATAATGGCTCTATTTGTTTACGGGTTAATTCGGCTAATTTTGATGGATTCATTACTCCCGAACCCATCAATAACGTTAATTTGGGTAAACTTAGAGGATCTGCACCATTTTGTAAAGCTTGTAATTCTCTATTTAACTCTTTTTCAGTTCCTTTACTTGCGCCTGCAATATGACCAGTTTGTAAACTTTTATTAATGTCAAATCCAACTGTTTTACCAATAGCTTGGTTTTTATACCAATCTGGGATACTTTGTGACATAAATTGATTTGCTGAACCTAAAATGCTAGGATTATATTGAGCTTGAAATGCCATATTTTGGGCTTGGTTTTTATTATAACCCATAGCCATTAAATTTATTTGATTCTGAGAAGCACTGCTATCAAATACATCACCAAACTTGGACCTAGCTTGCTTTATATCTTCTGAAAATCCTTGTATGTTTTTACCTGTTAATGCTTGATATTGACTAGCTTGTATAGTAAGCCTTGCAAAATCTTGTGCTGCAAACCCAGCTTTTAAAAAATTTTGAGAAGTCTTATTTAAATCTCCTGTTTGTTTATTGTCTAATGGGCTAGATTGTAAATATGGCGTTATGTTATTTAAGATAGCGTTATAATTCTGAGATTGTCCATATTTTTGTTGAAATGCATCAGATAGGGATGCTGGAATTGGCGCACCACCCGTTATATCACTTCCTGCTATTTGGTGATTTGTTCTAGATAATCCAAATCTACTAAACCCAGTTTTCCATTCGTTTACTGATGCCATAGCGTCACGTTGAGCTAATGCCGAGCGTATAGCCATCTGCTGTTCTATTTGAGCATTTGTATGCGCTATTCCATAGCCACCTAATGCAGCTCCTGCTGCACCACCTGATGCTGCTGACCCAGAAATGCCTCCAAGTAGTCTGCCACCTGATAATATAGCAGCTCCAGTTCCAGCCATTGTACCTAATACAGAGCCAGCTAAACCTCCTCCACCTTCTGCTAATGCCGTATTTCTTTGGATTTGTCTATTTTTTTCTATATCAAATAAATTGCCAATATAATTACCGAATTGTTGATTAGCATTGCCCTGAATAGATGCAGCACCAAATTGTCCTGTAGTTTGCGCTCGTCCCATGATAGCATTAGTTTCATTACTAATCAGTCTATATGCAGTAACTCCTACAGCTGCCATTACACTAGTAGTTAATGTGGAACCTACTTTTTTGCCTAAATCTTTAAAAGTATTTTCTAAATCTTTGTTAAAATCATTTACAGCTTTGCTAAAATCATTAGTGGTAGGTTTGAAAGGTTGATTATTTATATCATATGGTGAAAATTTTGGAGGTTGTGATGTGCTACCTCCTGGTAATCCTTTATTAGATGCAGTAGTCAATTTATCTAAAGTAGTATTTAATTTAGTTAATATACTAGCTAAAAACTGTAATGAGGAATCAGTACCACCTGTACCCATTCCTGAACCACTACCGCTAAATTGAATATCTATTTTATGGTCTGCCATCTAATTCTTGCCTAATTCGATTGATTAATAATTTAAAGAATACTAATTGTTCGTGTCTAATTTTAGCATCTTCTCCAGCTGTAGTGATGAGTTCAAAAACCAAAGAGCTGTTTGTAACAATTTCGGACGCGCGTATTCCCTCAAAAGTTCGGGCTTTTTTTTTGCAATAGTCACCATTGCATCAACTTCTTCGGCAGTAAATTCAGTAGGTTTTTGTGTGGCTAATTGGGTAAATTCTATATATTGAATATATAGAGCATCCAATACATCATAATTCATCAATCGTAAATCTGCTTCTGTAAATAAAGCTTTACCTTCCGTTTTAAATGGTGATGGAGTTAATGCTTTTGCTAATATTTTAGTCATTCCGTTATAATGGGTAAAAAAGTCATCAAAGCATTCATGCTTTTTGCATTCATTGTTCATTTCTATACGGATTTTTACATATTCTTCCGCCGTTAACAATCTTAATGTCCAATCTATACCAGCATAATTAATAGTAGTCGTTGTCTGCGCTCCAATGGTAATATTATCTAACATAGCATTATATTGGGCTAATGCTTTAAAATTAGTACCGCTAGAGTTTTCCACCAGATTCTTTTTTAAATCTGCTATAGGAACATTACGAATATTATTAACTGCATCGATGACTTTTTGTTTATCCATGTTTTATACTTTCTTTATTGTGCGTCAATAGTAATTGTAGATTCAGCTGTAGTTGATACTGTACCAGTAGTTGCCGAAGCAGTAATTGATACTGTAGGTGCTGTTGTCCCCGTAGTTTGTACATAAGCATTTAATATTACAATTCCAGATGTTACATCTGCGCCGATACTTACTACATTAGTTTTTAATACAGTAGAATTTGTAGAAGTAATTGTTAATGTAGTGCCTGAAGTTGCTGCGGAAATAACATACAAAAATGCTTGAACTTTAAAAATCTTATTTAAAGGCAAAGCAATTACCCCAGTATTAGTGGTAATCGTAATATTACTAGAAGATGCATTAGTGCTTCCTGTAAACGGTATTACGCCATTTGCTATTCCAGTTACAGCAATCCCTGCTACTTCTGCATAAGTACGGTATACTATATTATTAAAAGATTGTAGAATAGTGCTAGTAGCAGTTGGGGTACCAGAAGTAGCCACAAATCCAGTTAATGGAGTCGCAAGCGTCTCTGCGGTACTTTCACCACCTAAAACTAACCACGCATCATCACTAGCGGGAGCAGTTCCTAATGTTGGTTGATTTGCTGGATTTGATGCATAATAAGTAATTCCTACATCTGTTACCACGGGACATGATACATATGTGCCACCAATAGCAGCTGCCAAAGCAACAGCTTGAACTTTATATTCTACTGAATTGCTCCATGTTGTAGGAGCTGTTAATAAAAAATTATATTTTGACATTTGCTATTTCCTATAAATTAGATGAATCAATTGCTATAAATGAGCAATCACGTACCATAACTTCACCTTCATTAGGTGCGCTTATATTAATTGAAGTAGGCTGTACTGGACCAATGGTAAATGAAGGACCAGCTGGTACTCCATCAGCTAAAGTAATTGGAATAATAGTAAATACAGTATTTGGATTTGCTATACAAAATGTTCTAAAATTTAAATAATCCCCACTAGTTGGCAAAAACTCTGTCCAGTTTACAGTTACGGACCTATTGCCAATAGTAATACCTGTAGCCACTCCATTTGATGTCATGCCTTGTTGTAACCTATTATTATAAGAAGCTTGCATACTAAAACTACGGATTTGACCATCTGGTAGATATTCTATTCCATCAGCTAAAATAGCTACTCTATCATAAAGAAATTGTTGTGTTGCCATTTTATTTACTCCTATGCTGCATTAAATTGATATAATGAACTAAATACATTTATTAATATATTAGCACCGTTTAATTGTGGAATTATTTGACTAGGTACATAAGCATCTACCTGGTTTGGATTATCAGGGTCTTGCGTTACAGTTACTAAGTCAGCATATAGAGCCACATTTTGTACTACTCCTGCCGTTTGTGCTGCATATAAAATTGATACAATACCATTTTTAAATGTAGTTAAAAATGACGGAGATATTAATGCACTACCAGCATTATCTGGCAATACTCTTATTACTTGGAAGTATTGAGCTATGTTTCGTTTTAAATCTCTAACACAATCCCAAATATGAGTATATCTAAATTCAATATCAGGTACATTAGTTCCTGGCAAAGTAGTTAACGTTGTATTAGATTGTAGAAATTGCACCACATTATTACTATTTGGAGCTAATGGTAGCCAGCCTCTTGTAACAGCTGCATTACCTGTACTACCTTGTGCTATTGAATAACTAGTAGTAGATGCAACGCTTGATACTGGTAAATGGTTAATCCTAGATAACATAAGTGGAGGGTAAGGAGCATCACCATTTGCTAACATATAAGCTACACAAGATGCTACACGTCCAGATGCTACGTTACCATTAGTATTGTCATAAGGAATATTACCGAATTTTTGTACATATGGGTAAGTAACAAGTATTTTAGTTTGGTCGTTTGCAATTGGAAGATTATTAACTTGATTTGGCAATGATGTTATATTCCCTGCAATTGCATAAGTAAAATAGTGTCCGTTATTAGCCTCTGCTGGTTCATTAATTAATGTATTACCATTATAATAATCTGCATGTGTAGTACTAATATTAGTAGCATTATTAATTGGGAATTGCAATACTGAATTATGTATATCTACTCCATCTAGGAAGCTATAAGCATTTATAGTATTATCTAATACAACACTAATTGAATCACTTACAATGAAAGTTCCTATTACATCGGTTATAGAAATTACTACATTACCGTTTTGGATTGAGTAGCCGCCATATGTGCCAGATGCTACATTATTAGTCTGAAAAGTTATACCATCTGTTGATATTTTGATTCCTGGTACACCACCAACTATAAATAAAGTTGGACTAGCAAAAACAGATAAGTAACTACCAGTAGTTATTGATGTAATAGTCCATGCTGTCCCATTAGTAGAATAATAAACCCCTACTGAACTTGTAGCTACTAAAGTACCATCAGACTCAATTACACTAGTGAATGTGCCACTATTAACGTTAGTAACTGTCCATGTTAAGCCATTACCTGATGAATATATACCTGATGTACCCACTGCTATTAAAGTGCCATTTAAACTTGCAAATGCAGAATATCCACCACTTGTAATATTGCTTGCGGTTAAAGTTGCTCCATCTGTAGTATAAAATATACCATCAGCTGATGTGCTACCAACTTGAAATAAAGAATTAATAAATGCTAACCCATTGTAAGAATTAGTTGCTGTGCCACTAATTGCTGCAAAAGTAATACCATCAGCAGATGTGAACACACCAGCCGTACTAGTTGCTAACCATACTGCATTACCAAATGCTATTTGGTTAAATACCCCAGTAGTTGCACCTGTACAAGCTGTCCATCCTGCGGAAGCGGTTACATCAGCTGTATACCATAATCCTACCGTGCTAGTTGCTAACCATACACCGTTAGCAAAATATACATTTTTAAATGCCCCAGTGCTTTTATTGGTAACTGTCCATGTAATACCGTCAGCTGAATAGTAAAGTCCTACTCCACTACATGCTACAAATACAGAGCCATTATTATAAAATCCGAAATAATTACCTGTTGTTATATTTGTATTAATCCAAGTGCCACCATTTAGTGAATATTGGATACCTCCAGTTGCATTACTACCACGTAGGTACACCCCATCAGCATAGTAAACTGCATTAGTACTAGTAGTAGGCAATGCTACACTTTGAGATACAGTAGTAGTACCATATGCTGTTGTAGGTAAATAACCTAATCCCACTGTATTTTCTGGATAGGTAACAGTAGTTTCTTCTGTTTCAATGTCTATTGCATCTGGCGCACCTAATACAATTGGAGTTGCTACAGCTGTGATACTGGTTTCTCTATCACTTGTAATAGATAATATTGCATTAGGTACTCCATTAGCAGAAGATGCTGCAGATAATGCTGTTTGGTAAAAATCCCATACCATTAAAGCGATAGGGTCAGTTTCGTTAGGGTCTGGATATTGGACATTATTAACACCTGTAAGAGTCATATTTCCCCCAGAGGTGCTAAATGCCACAATACCTTGGATAGTTAAACTAGCTACGCCAGAAATTATAGTAGCTATGGTTGCTGGTCCACTTAATATACCTTGAGTTAATGTACCAGATAAATTAAAATCTGTTAACTGAGTAAAGCCATACGGAACAGTTGACCATGTTAATACTGTATTACCTAATACACTATTAATTGCAGTTGGTTGTGGCAATACTAAAGTAAAGTTATAGCCAATTTGGGACCTAATACCATAAGTATTTAAATATGCCAAAGCTTCATTACCAGTCTTAAAAGATGGCAACACCCATGGTATATAGTAATTAGGTTGTGTATTTCCATTTAATGCTGGAGTTAGTACACCCTCTGTAATTCTTTGACCAAAGAGCAACACTTGCTTACTAGTATTACTACTAGTGCCAGATGGTGTTAGCTCTACATTTTCATTTAAAAATGGCATAAAATTAGTAGCCATATAGTTACTCCTTAAATAAGTGCATTTTCCATTAAGAATGTTTGTGCAATTTGGTATATCTGTTCGTCAGGGCTTGTTATATCAAATCCATTCGATTGTAAGCCACGTTGGTATGCTAGTAAATCAACTTTATAATCTAGTTCAAGAGTAACAATTGCTTCTTTAGCATATACTTTTGTATAATCTGCATTGCATTCTTTGCCAATCCAGAATAACCCGTACATAACCGTTTGCGCATATTGTGTTAATTTTTGATTAAGATTAATCAATTGTATTAAATTAGATATTTGTATAACATTTTGTGCTAAATTAATACGCTGTTCCTGAAAACTAAAATGCAACTGTAATTCTATTATTCCTGTTTGTGAATATCCAAAACTGTTTTTGTGAGAGCGTTTAGGTATGCATATCAATGTTGGTCTATTTTTAGAGGTAAAATCATCTCTATTATAAGCATACTGAGAAGACTGAAATACTTGTTTAGTCCATATATTAATATTAGTAAAATAATCCACTATAGCAAAAGATATTTGATTGTCAATTCCGTGAATTAAAGGAAGTGCACTTGTTAAACTTGTCAACTAAATTTCTCCTGAATTGCTTGTACTAATTTGCTAATTATCCAATCTATATCAGAATCACTGAATGCTTTAAATGGTCTAGCAGGTAAATTCCTTGCACGCATTCTATTACCTCTTGAACTAGTATATGCGGGGGATAACCCGCCTTTATCTAATTTATCGTATTTTTTGTCTGTAAACTGTTCATTATCGCTAACTACTAACTGTAAACTATTATTTTTAAATACTGGTTTTAAATCCCAATTACTTGCAGTTGATAACTGTTTTTCAAGGTTTCCAGTATCGACTAAAGGTTGATTTCTTCCTTTGTCTTTTATAACATCAGGAGCATTATTAGCCCACTTTTCATGGTCATTAAAAGCACCTTGATGTCCGAACCGTTCTTGTTCTAATTCTGCTATTAATTTGCGAGTCTCTATCTCACAAAATACCATAATATTTTCAATTATATTATTCATGGTTAATATGGTGTATACGTGCTTCCTGCAAGATTTTTATTATTTGCTATATAAGTGGCATCTGCACTTATATTATCTCCATTTGGGGAATCTACAGTAGGATTTGCCGATACCCCCGTAACTGAAACTATTGTTGGACCACCAGGATTCAATGTTCCTGGTAAACTAACTTCAAAAGTTCCTGAATTATGTTTATGAGCATTTGCCCATGTTTCTAATGCTATAAGTCTGTTCAAAATATCTCTTAATATATGATTTGTGGAGTTACCCATCATTTCATTTTCTTTGCTGGTTGTATTAGCTTTCTGTATATAAACACCATCATTAGCTCTAATTTGATACCATCCTGTGGAATAATTAGCACTTTCCCCTGGTTGTAATGTAAAATGTTCATCTGTTATGGTGTTGTTATACCCAGTAACCACAACATTACTTAAAGCTTGTTGTTCTATGTTTGCAATTCCAGTTGGTAATGGCACTGAGTAATGCCCATAATCATTATATTGTTCACAAGTATTAGCATATCCTGCATTTGTAGAAGTAGATAAAGTTACTTTAACTCTTCCATCTTCTGTATTTCGTGTTGCTGATTTCATTATTGCTTGCATGTTATCTACCTTGACTATTCATAGCACGACTAAAATTAGCATTTATTCCGTTGTTTGTCTCTGGTGGGTTATTATCTATTATAGGATTATTAAAAGACTCTACAGAATCCATTGAAATATCCATCATGCCCATAATAGCTTCTGGTTTTAGTTTTATACCTTCGTATCTTAATGCATTAATTTTATCTAAATTTAATGATATATCTTCTGCAACGTTTTCATTTTCACCAAAACTACCAAAATCGTTTTTTTCATTAAAATTCAATTCTAATAATGGTTTTACCAATTGTTGTATTAAACATGATTTTAAAGAATCAACAATTGATGCTACATTTCGCCCTAACAAATCTTGTTGGGTCTTACCCAATGCGTAACTTCCTTTGTCTGATAATCCTGCTAATTCTCCTGGGAATAATACGCCAGTCAACATTAATTTATCGTAGTAATTATTTAATTCTACAAATTCACTCAAATTAATAGCAGTATTCAATTTATCAATTATGATACTTTCTTTTTTACCAGCCATTAATAAATAATTAGCTCCCCCTGGGCTTCTCATTTGTTCTAATTGATTTCCTATGTCATCTAATACATTTGTGCCATCTGCCAAAGTTGTTTGGTTTGGGTCTATAACAATTACAGGAATAGGTTGAGCTTGAGAGTTAGCAGCATTAATAGTAATGCCATTTAATTGAGTTTTAACTAAATAATAATCGTATACTGCTCTTAATAAACTTCTACCATAGGGTGAAGTTAAACCATCTAAACCTTTATATACGAAATGCACACATTTATTTTTAGGTATCATTATTGTACCTATTGGTTGCGCCCATACAGTACGCCATGGATAATCAAAATCACCACGACTAGCATATGGATTAGGGTGTTGTTTACCGTCTGCTCCAACTTGATTAAATGCTAATAAATTACCGTAACCAGTCCATAGATTATTAAAATAATATTGTATTATTCCGTCATCTTTTAAATGTCCTTGTGAATCAACTCTAAATATAATAGAAGATGCAGGACGTGGCTCTATATCTAGAACTGTTACATATCTACCATCACTGCCATATCGTTTTTCACCCATTGAAAAACCAGACCAAATAGCAGTTAACATATCTTTTAAAATATCATGAAAAGAACGAGTAAAGTTATCAATCATATTTTGAATAAATTCTTCGTGTTTTTTATTTTTATTATGATATGGACCAATCTCATTAATTACAAGATTAGTTAATACCGTTAACCCCGTAGCTATAATAGGCTGAGTATATACCATTTTTTGAAATTCACTAATGCTCACAGATGAAGGATTAGTTATTAAATCCGAAAATAAATTGAATTGATAAGGATTAGATGTACCGTCAATGTTTGAATATCCATCATTTACGATTAGATTTTCATTCATTCCTTGGAATTCATCAATTATTGAAGAAATCTCAAACCTAGGTTTTGGCTTATGAACTGATAAAGTTTTTTGTTTGGTATTTTTTATTAATGTTTTTGGTTGTCTAGCCATTACCACCATCTCCATATGCCATTAGCAAAATTGCGTTGAGGATTGGTTAATTGTCCACCAACATAGGTATTAGCACCTCCAATACGACCAGTGCGGGCATACGATGCTGGGGTGCGGGGGATTCCTGTATTTAATGGTTGTAACCCAATTAGCTGATATTTATATGCGCCGTTAGGCAATAAGTCAACCATTCTATTTAAATGACGTGCATACTGCATATCGTAATAATCTACGTATCTGCTTAAAGTATGCACTGCATCAGTATTACGTTCTATAAATGCTCTGATTAATTGTACAGCTGCTTGATATACAAACATGTTGTAAATAAAAGAATACGTTTGTGCAGGCAAGTTTTCCCAAGTGCCACCAGTAGTTGTAATTAATGCAGGCACAGTAACATAGTAAGGTGATAAATCCTCAAGTACTATACTTTCACCAGAAGCAATTAATTGGTCCGCTTCTAGGGTTGGTATACCAGTTGAGTCAGAATCACTTACTAATATCTTATCTGTGCCAATTAATGGCAATACGTTTTCAGTATAATCAATATACTGTGGAGAAGGGAGAACTGCCATTTTATTATCCTATTATACGTTCGAAAATAATCCAGTGAGCACAAAAACCGATTCTGGCATATATATTGCAGGTGCGCCACTTAATGCCGCAACTATATCAATTCTATTTACTTGGTCTGAGTTATTTAAATTACGATTAAACACACCCGTAAATAAGCCCATTGCAGGAGCTTCTACGTTAGGGTCAACTTCGTTATATGTTAAATGGAATGCACCACTTTGCCCACCCATTGAAGTTAAATCTAACATTACATACATTTTGCCACGAGGAACAAAGAATTGTTGCGCACTAGTTGCATCTGTAGCATTATTTGGTGTAGTTTTAGTAGTACCATCAGCATTTTGTTGAACCCAAACATCATCATCAGCTAACAATGGGAATTCAAAACTAGGTGCATAATATGCATTAAGTTCTTTCACCATATCGCCAACTTGTACTGATAATTTTTTACTACCCAAAGAAGTGCCCGCAGCCATCATAAGATTAGTTACAGCTTTAACATTAGGGTGATTCATCATTGCTTGTAAATCCGCACCATTACACACAATACCGCGAATGAATCTACGATATTTTAAGAATATTGGGTTGTTAAGAATGTTTGTAATAGCAATAAATGGAGTATAATACGGGTCATTGCTTGAATATGTTACAGAACCATCTGTATTCAATGTACCCATAGATTCATACATAGCAACATAGTTACTACTTGGAATGTTTGAATTAATAGTGGCACCACCATAACTAAATCCATTGTTAAAAATAGCTTGGTTTAATAAATATTTTTTACGAGTCATTACTTGGGTAACACCATTTACGGTATTATAAGCCACTAACTGACCAATTCCTCTGTCATCAAGAGATATATTGCCTCTTTTTCTAGCAAACATAATATCTTTAGAAGATAACGAAATACGTCCACCCCATAATCCTGGTTGATACTCTAACACATAAGTATCTAAAGGTCTAATTGTTGGTAGTGTAGAGTTGTTACCCCCAAATTCTGGTGCAATACCTGTATTACCAACAATACGGTCTAAAATAACTTTATACATCGGAATTGCTTTATCTGGGAATGCCATAGACAATAATGTATCTTTTTCTAAGCTTGACCCAACTTCTTGGATTAACATATTTAAAGTACCAGTTGTCCAGTTACCCACGAATGGAGTAGCCACATCAGTATCAGCCAACTGGATATTACCAATTGTTGACTCGCTGAATTCTAAACCTTGTGCTAATTTTTGTAATTTATCTGTTTGACCAGCTAAACTTGGTTCTACTTTTAAAGCTTCGCCAAATTCTAAACATCTTTCAACAATTTCTTGCTGCTCTTTAGCTATATTTGTTTTAAATTGGACAGGCATAACAGCATTAGCGTCATAACTTCCTGACATTGTATGTTGCATTTTTGTATCCTTTTTAATATGCAAAAATAGTTTCTAACGCATTGCTAGAATTCATAGTTTGAGATTGTAAAGTACGAACCGCAGTAGTAGTTGTAACAGCCGTATTTACTAATATAGCATCGGTTGCAGGAGTACCAGAACAATATAAATACTGTTGACGAATTACCCAACCTTGCATTTGTGATGCAACTTGAATAGTTCCTGGATATACAAAAGGGTCACCTGTAACTGGGTCTAGTAATGGCAACGGTTGTTTTAATGCAGGGTCTATAATAACCATACCATTCCAAATTATTTGACCTGTGTCACCACTTGGAGAAGTAGGAGAAAAGTTAATCAATGCCCCAGCGGTTAATCCTGATGAAGAAGCATCAGCTTTAACGCCACTAGCTCTAGCTAACATTTGACCATTAAAATATCCTTGAGTTGTATTAGAACTTGCTAATAATTGTAAACTAGGTTGTCCAGATACAGTAGTAAATGAACCACCTACTAAAAATGCTGTACCTTGTTTTGTCCATGGTACTACATTATATACTGATGCATAAGATAGTTCTTCTGCGTCTAATGGTTGATACATAGTTATTCTCCTTCTTTTTTACTTGCAATCATCTTTTCAGACATAGCAACAACAGATTTCATTGATTCTTCAAGAACGCACATTCTATCATTCATATCTTTGGAATGTTCCCCGAAGTATTTGCCAAATTTTTCTCCGAACTCTTTTTGTTCTTCTTCTTCTTTTTTCTTAACATTTTCTGCTTCGTTTAGCTCTTTTTCTTTTTTAGAAGCCTCTGCTTCTTTTTCTTTTTCTTTTTTGCGAGCGTCTTCTTCGCCCATTTCCAGAATTATAGCTTCTGCCCTTTTAGATAGTTGTGACATTTTTAAATTCTCCTAATTGTATTTGTAAATTATTTAATTTTTGTTTAAGTTCTTTGGATTTGTTAAGATATTCGGTTAAATACTTATCTTGATACTCTGGGGTTGTAATTGACTCTCCTAATTCCACAGCTATATATTTTCTAGCTACTTCTGGTGAATACTCTGCCAATTCCAAAATATGTTCTAACTCTTTTTTTCTTACCTCCTCAAAAGAATGACCTTGTCTAATAATTTCTTGTTCTTTTATTTTAGATTCTATATCTTTAGATGATGTTTTGCCAGTTCTAGCATTATGCTTAACCAATGCTTTTTCAATGACTGCGTCCGATGCATCTTTAGGATTAATTTTTTGAGGAGACATATTTGTACCATACACTATACCAAGTTTATTGCTAGGCATAGCATGTTCCATAAGTTGTAATATTTCTGGGGTTTGTTTAATTAAATCTTCATATTTCCAAGGTTCTATACGTCCTGTTCTTATCATTCTTGATAATGTAATATGATTTGGAATAGTGATTGTAGTTAGTTGATGTTCTTCTAATTGCAAGTTTTGAATTTGTTCGGATAATGCTATTTCTTCTTGACTTGGCGCATGGGTAGGTATTTGTTGAAAAGGTTCTACAAATTCTGACATAGCTAACCCACCATGCTGTATTGCTTCGTTTATGACAAAACTTACTTCTTTTATTGAACCATCTGCACGAGTACCAAGAGATGTAGTATTTAATATACCGCTCTCAGCAGCGATTTTATCTTCAATTTGGGTAATTACTGCAGTACCCCAGAGTGACAATATACCTTCAACTTCTTGAGTATATAATAATCCTCTTATATGCCCTGCGGTGTTATCTACATCGCTAGTATCGTGATTTTTAATTAAAGGTATTGAACGTGCTTGGTCAACTGGGGTATTCCAAGATTTTTTGAATATAGCAAAGGGGTTTTTATGTTTTTTGTGAATATACTCATTAGTTAATTTTAATAAAGTATTAATAAAGTTTTTATCTATTTTTACCATTGTACCGTTTTTATCTGGTATAGTTCCTAACTCATACGCTAATAAAACAGGTACTTCTAAATCATGAGTAGCAAACTTACCGTATTTTGTAAGATGTTCCATCGGAACTTCACGGTCGTGCTTAATGTAATTGGCAGCCAATTTAGGACTTTCTACTCGCAATCACTGCGTGTTGAAATAATAGTTATATATAATTATTGGAATAATCTTACCATAAGTTGTTGTATAAAAGCAAATATATTTTTATTTTATTTTTATTTTTACCTAAACATTGAACTATAACATCGGCACCCATAATCTTCACCAGGTTGGTATCCAGCTGGTTGAGGGCTTCTGTCATCTATTTTAAACCATTTACCGTCCATTGCTGCGTGACTAGGTCTAACACGCTTATCACGTTGAGTATGCCAGTAATATTCAGTATATTTTTGTTGTTTAGCTGTAGTGAATAATAACTCTCGCATGTTGTTTATTGTAGATTGCGTGACAAATGTAGTTATTTTATGCTCTACAGATTGAGCCAACTCATTTAAAAATAAATTACTTTGCTTTTTATCATAATTGTATGTATTTTCTAATACTGATAACTCTTTGTATTTTGACTCTATATAATCAATAGTTATATTAAGCATCTGATTGTTAGCATCAAATAGTTTTATTATCAATGCAGTATTTTGTGATTCCTCTTGTGGCTTTTTTATTAAATTAGCCAACACCTCTTTTATTTTAGATGTAAAGGGAATTACTGCGGGTTTTGTGGAGGTTATAATTTTGTTAATATAGCTATCTAAATTAATTAATGTTGATTTGTTTATAGCATTTAGATCTTCCCAATGTTGCAACTTCCATTGTTTTATCACTTGTTCTATAACAGCAGGGGTAAGAGTTGTAGTATCATTCAGCTGTACTAGCAGTATACCCAATAGCGATAACAATTCATCTTGGTATTTATTTTCTAGCTTTACAGAATAGCCATGATAATTTGGAATGATTTTCATTGCTTACCTTTTTAATTATTTAACCACACGCCATGCCTAGGTTTTTGTTGTTGTGGTTTTTTATATACTTCAATAGCTACTTTTTGATTAACTTGTGAGCTTATAGCGTATGCCATATTATCAATTTGGTCATCGTGTGGTTTTATTTCACCAGACATTAGCACGTGTTTCATATCAGCTCTAAAACATTCACACTCTTCAAAGAACGTATTAGCCCAACTAGCATCATCTGGAATATTAACCCATTTACTTTTGATAATACCTAGTCCATCATTAAGACGATAAAATTTATCTTTTACTGGCTCAAGTTCAAAGCAAGGTATGGCTTTGCGGGGCAATCTTTGCATCATACCAATGCCGCAGGCTCCACGCTCTATATTAACACCTTTGGGGGTAAATATGATAGTATTATTATATCTCACATCTCGCCAGTAGTGCCATTTATCTATTATAGCCTGCTCCAAGTCGGGTTCTTGCAGTCGTACCCGTAGCCAATCAATAATATACCACTGTTGGTCAAATTTACCTTTAGCCCACAATCCCAGCACGCTATAATCGTTAGCTTCACTAGTCCGACTTGCACCATCAAGCACAAAATAGCTTTCGCTAAAAAATCCTGGTATTTTCATTTTTTCAGATAGTGAATATCTGCTAAAGTCATGGCGAGTTAATACTACTCCATAGTCGCTATAGTCAATATCCCAATTGCCATCAAGAAGTTTAGCCCGCTCTACAGTGTTTTGAGCCATCAAACTAGATAAATAGCTTGGGTCTTTTTGCATTAGTATTTGATTATCAGATAATTTTGCAGGTATAAATGTAAATGATTTTGGCTCTGCTATATGCTGTAATTCTTTCGCTGTATCTGCCCATATTATTTCACCTTTATCGCGCACAAAATAACGCAATACCCCACTACGCTCAGGGATTGGGTAACCATCGTTACCTATCCACCAATCAATCATATTTCTAACCCAACTTATTTTGTCGGGGTTTGTAGTAGCCCTAATATAGGGCTTTACCCCACACACTGAACGATTACGCGACAACATGTAGAAAAATTGGGACTGTGTGAAATGTGTCAACTCATCAAATGCTAAGTAACATATTTGACTACCCTGATAATTATAGACTGTTGTTTCATGTTCTAAATGCCCAAATTTAATACTTGAGCCACTTTTAAAAGTCCAATCGAGCATGTGTTGTCGAGGGTGTCCTCCGATTGTCATATACATAGACATAGATTCGTCCCACAAACTACCCTGGTTGCGAATCATAGTATTATTGCGTCTAAAAATCATTGCATTAAAGTTGGGATTATCAATATTGCGTAACCCCTCCAATAGCAATGCGAATGACTTGCCACCCCCCGCTCAAGCTGCTCCGCCATATATACATATATCGGCAGAGCTGGACAAAAACATTTCTTGAGCTCCCTCTTGAGGTCTCAATATTATTTGACTCATTTAACACCCCCTTTCTTTAAACTTCCAGATGTACCCTCCTGCTGTTTTCATTTTATTATTACAACATTGAGAAATACTTTTTCTATCTATATTAGTTAATCTGTACGCTTCCCTTATTGACCCGTATTCTGCTATAATTTTGTCTTGTTTGTTATATTAAATTAACCATTTACTACATTCATCTTCTTTGCCTTTTTTATTTATTTGCAAGAAATTATTAAAAGAATGTTGAGTATTTTCACTTACAGTACACCACTCAAGATTTTCTACTCTATTATCAGTTTTAATACCATTTTTATGATTAACACATGGTTTATTTTCTGTGTTTGGAATATATGCTAATGCTATTAATCTGTGAGTTTGTTTGTGAAGTCTTTTACTATTTGAATTTCTTATACCTACCGTATGGTATCCATATCTATTTATTTTACCAATTAAGAATTTATTCCTTTTGTGGGACCATATTTTACCCTCAAGCGTAGCTGAATATCCTGGAAAATCTATACATTGCAATGATTTCATTTTATTGACCTATAAAATATTATATGACCGATTTGACATTGGCAGGACTGGTCTAGTCTTTTCCCCCGCTAAGGGTAGCCAACTCCGTATTATACCATGTCCTATTTTTTACTATCCAAGTCTTTTACAAGCTCAAATCTGCTCACTGTTTGCATTGTATCTTCAAGATTTTGCAAATCGCCATGGCGCATAGCTTCAGTTGTATTAAATGGTATAATATTACCGACCGCATCCCGATATTTATCGAATGACAAGCCCATATTGATTTTATCATCTTTGTGAGCGTCATAATACCAATTCGGTACAGCTACTTCTTGACCAATCCCAACTTGTACATATTGATATTTGCTACGAGAGCTCGTCAATTTACGTGCATATTTCTCCCAATCTTCATCCTCTAACTTCTCCATTAGATCGCATTCGTGTTTATATTTGTCATCGGGAATATTGTGAAATTCTGTGCGCACGTTAAATTTTACTAATTTAGTCATTATTTTATCCTTTTTATAATTTAGTTATTTTTTACTTCTTTTGTTGTCGGGAATGTAGATTTTAACTTGACTAGTCTCATCTGCATTATTATTGTTATTAATTTGTACTGCTGCTGTTTCTTTACCAACCCCCAAAATAGCATTAGCTGCGGTCATAGCTGGGGTTAAATTACGTATTATTTCGCTTGTTAATCCATACGTTGTGCCTTGGGCTCCTTCCGATTTGATATATTTACCATCCACCGAATTCTCAACGATTTTTTTAGCTTGTTGTGCTGACATATTTAATAAATCAAACATTGTATGTTGATAAGTTTGTGCTTGATATTTTAACTCAGCTAGCTCTAATACTCTCTCGTTAATGACTTCTCGTTCTAACTCAGTTTTGTTTTGGTGTAAGTGGGCGTCAATTGTAATAATATCTTTAATCGCCTCCGCTTTTGCTTGTACTATATGCATTGTTGAAGCATTTATCCATCCTAATTTTTTAGCTTTGCGAATAATATTGGCATGATCGTAATCATATTTTGCAGCAATATCTCTAACTTTGACACCCATTTCATACATCTGTTTTATCTCAAGCCACTGTTTATCATTGATTTTTCTTTTACCCGCCATTTACCCCACCAATTACACCGATTAATTATTGGTGTAATTGTACCATTTTTGTTATCAATCGTCAAATATTTTTGTTATTATTAATATATTTGTGTTATAATACTTATCTCATAGAGTTTAGCTAGCCAGCTTAGTCATTTGAGAACTGAAAGGTCAGTAATTTATTTTGCTGACCTTTTTTTATTTGTAGTATAATATCAAAAGTAGGCTAGTTCAACCCGACAAATTATTATTCAGTAATCTGGACTCACTAAGAGCTATAAATTGTCACAAACGACGCTAAACTATACACGATATACGCACCAAAAATAAAAAACAAGTTTATTATTATTTATTAATAGTAATATTTGTGGTAACAAGTAACAAGTAACAAGTAGCACGTAAGCAAGTAATATTGCAACAAGTGAAGCAAGTGAAAACCTTTGGGGTGGTTGAGTGGTAGGTAGAGGAGTGGAAGGGGAAGCTAGCCAGGACGTAAGGGGTAATATTCATAAGCATAGCCTCCCACACAACATTATATCATAATATCATCTACTATACCTAACTATTATCTATCTAATTTGCATTTTAATTTATATCTCACATTGTCGGTAATTCCGACAAACTCATATAATATAATAAATATCCATAATTATATTAATTATTTCAATTTATTTCAAT